ATAGCAGCAGATACACCAAAGGAAGCAAGAGCAAGAAGGTTGATAAGTTTTTGCATGGTTTTAGATAGTAGGCATTACAGGTGGCTCACCATCCTTCTTAGGTGCGGTGGCAATTTGAATTGGGGCTTGTTCAATACGAATCGTTTGAGCAGGTGCTGTCTGTGCTGCTGCGGCAATCAGTTTCTCTAGATCTGCCTTGGTGACACCGCCACCAGCACCACCCATCTTCATTGTTCCATCACCAGACTTCTTCGCAGTCTGAACACCGAAGGTAGCTAAGACCCCAGTGAAGACGGATGCGATAAAAGTAGGATCAAGTTTCTGCTCAGGAATACCGAGAGCAGGAGGTAGTTTGATGTAGGCAAGAGTTAGAATACCACCAGACCAGATAAGAATACCAAGTCTAACCATTGTGCTGATCGCTTCTAACTGACCTTCATGATCAGCAGCAGCATCCCTTAGTTTAGAGAAGGGACCTTTCTTTTTCTCTTCCTCTTTAGGAGATTCTTTAATTTCTTCTGCCATGATGAGCCATAATTAGGCTCTTCTATTTATCAAAGCTTCATGATAAATGCAAGGGCATAGTATGGTGGTCTGTTTTCGTGATATTGACTGCCACCAGTAGATCCAGTGTTTCTGCCACTAGTGTTGTCATTATCACCAGATCCAGAACCCGCTTGGTCTTGACCGCTAGACGCAGTATTATACAATTCTGAGTGAGTGTGTGCAGGCATCTCAGCAACAGTCAACTGGTGAGCAACTTCACCACCAGTATTTCCTGGTGCATAGAGACCAGTTGCAGTACCAAGAGTAGCACTAAATGTTACTCCAGTTCCAGTATCATCACTAGCAGCTACAATAAATCTATTTGATAAGTCTGGAGTTCCATTTGAACCATTACACAGTGCCCAATCATCTGGAATGGTTGCAATACTTCCAGACCACATCACAATGACACCGCTAGGAACACCCAACGTTCCCCCTCCAGTTAGAGTGATTGATGCTGTTTCAACACCAGATGATGCGTAGATTGTCATTTAATTTTCCTCTTATTAACTCTTCATGATATATGCGAGAGCATAATATGGTGGTAAGTTTGCATTAGTTCCTGATGAACCAGTGTTGCTGACTGAAGTTGAAGTTGAAACTGTAATTCCAGTGGTATTTGAATTAATAGTTACAGTGTGGTTGTGAGATCCACCACCTCCAGTTGTCTTACCTGAAGATCCAGTATCTGCTCCACCACCCCCTTGACCACCGCCAGTTCCCTGGTTAGACGAATATGAGTGACTGTGGTTTCCTACAGTATTTGTAGATCCACTGTGGGAATGACCAGGATCAGAAACAGTGGAAGTAGAAGATGCTGTGTGACTATGACTAACAACAATGGCATCAGCTGAACCACCAGTTGCTGCCACTGCATATCCATTACCAGCACCAACAATAAATCTATTTCTCAGATCTGGTGTTCCGTTAAATCCATCGCATAAGAACCAACCAACAGGAATAGAAGAAACAGAACCAGACCACATGATAATACCACCAGATGGGACTCCTATACTTCCTCCTCCAGTGATAGTAATTGATGCTGTTTCAACACCAGATGTCGCATAGATTGTCATTACTGAACCTCCTGTAGCATGAACTTATACTTCTTACCATTCCTTCTATTGATTAGGAACAGGTCTTCCTCACCCTCTTGAATTGTGTATTGACCCCACGTTCCATCTACATCATTAGCACTACCTTCGTTGGAAAGTTGAAGGTCAGCAGAGTAGACGTTTGCCCAGCGGAATGTTGCTGAACCAAGGTCATATGTAGCATCAGCATCAGGAGCAATAGATCCAGTTAATTGTGTAACACCAGCACCGAGTTTCCAGCTACCAGTGGTAGGTCCAATGGTTTGTGTCTGACCATTTGCAATCTGAGTGTTCGCAATCTTGAAAGACTTATTAGCAGCAAGGTCAATCGTCTCACTAGATGTGAAAGCGTTTGTTCCTTCTGTCCAAGTAAACGTCTTATCAGTTTGACCCTTGATAATAATTCCACCGCCGTCAGCTGAGGAGTTGGTAGCACCAAGGGCATTGAATGTACAAGTTCCAGAAGAACCAATGATATTCTTATCAAATTCAATGAGTCCCTGACTATTATTAATAGAAACAATTTTACCAGAAGTAGTTAGATCAGAGAAGGTAATTCCACCAGTGATAATAGTTACTTCAACACCCTCAATTAAGTTATCGAAGTTGGAAACAGAAATAACTTGATTGCTTCCAGAAGTAACAGTTGCAGTCCAACCCAACGACTGCTGAATGCTACCCATGATGATGTTCTTATCATCAACGTCAAGGGTATTGGTATTCAAGGTGGTGACAAGACCATTGACTGTCAAAGAACCATTGACTGTCAAATCATCACCAACGATAACATTGTTGGGGAAAGTTAGATCGTAATTAATGTCTCCACGAATCCAGTATCCAGTACCAGAACCGATAACAAGTTGTCTGTCACCAGAAGGAATTAGTGGAGCAAATGTTACATTTGTTCCGTTCTCATCTGGTGCTGGACCGATAACAACGTTTCCATTTCCTGTGCAGTTGTTACCAGCATAGTGTCCAATATAAACGTTTCCATCTCCAGTAGAATTGTAACCAGCATTAGTTCCAAGAGCTACATTCTTACCACCAACGGCATTTGCATACAGAGCATCTCTACCAACAGCAACGTTATTGTTACCAACATTGGTAGAAAATCCTGCTCTAGTTCCGTATAAAGTATTTACAGCACCAGCCTTTAGATTAATACCAGCATTATGTCCTACTGCAGTATTCTGAGTACCAGAAGTAAGAGTTCCGAGTGCATCTTCACCCACAGCAACGTTAGTTTGTACGTCATTGTTTCCTCTACCAACTCTCACACCTTGAACTTCGATATCAACATTGGTAAATGTTGCTGCACCATTGACAATTAAAGTTCCAGTATCACTATCATTGATAATAGCATTACCATCGACCTGCAAGGTCATGGTATCAAACATTCTAATTGTATTTGGATCAGTTGCTGGTGTAGTTGGTCTACCAGAACCAATGTGCATTGTGGTACATGCACCACCAAAATTAATTAGTGCAGCAGATGTATCTAAAAGGTCGAATGAGGTATCTTGTGTACCAATACTCTGTTGAATGGTGGGGTTTAAGTTGAATACTAGTTTACCACCACCGCCAGTCTCATCACTAATCTTACCTGCTAATTGACTGGAAGATGTAACTGCAAGGGCGTCAATTCTATTGCTAGTATAAACAACAGATCCACCAGAACCAAATGAAACTGTAGAGTTATCAGATCCTTGGAAGGTAAGTGTGTTGTTACAAGTAAATGTTTTATTGTTTCCAATGGTTAACGTACCATCCACTACCTGAGAAATATCCAATCCATTAATAGTGGTAGCAGTAGCGACACCAATATTTGGAGTTGTTAGTGTTGGAGAAGTTAAAGTTTTGTTTGTTAAAGTTTGTACTTCATCATCAGTAACTAGTTGATGCTCCAGAGCACCATCATATGTCCTCCAGTATCCACCATTTTCATTCCATGTTAGTTGGGAGAACGTTGTGACAACACCTGCAGCATTAGTTGTTCTATTAACTTGAATACCACCATCAGCTCCCGACAAAGAATTACCTTTACGCAATTCAATAATAGGATCTTCTACTACCAGTGTCTGTGTTTCGATTGTAGTAGTAGCACCAGTAACAACTAAGTTGCCTCCAACAGTGATAGTGCTTCCATCATCTTCGATAATGCTGTTGGTAAATTGTCTGTTACCAGTATCCCATTTTAATACTTTGTTGTTACTTAAGTTATCTACGTTCTTGAGAGAGAACTCTGTACCATCAGGAGCGCCAACATCCGCAGTACCAGAGATTGTAAGACCACCATTAGCACGAGGAGTAAATGTGGTGTTGTTATCTACAGAAGAAATTGTAATCGTACCAGCATTTGCTCCCGTTCCTTGGACAATCGTAGTTGCTCCACCCTGAGCAAGAGTTACATTTCCAGAAACATATGTACCAGAAGCAGTTCCTCTAATAAATGTCTCTGTATTTACAAAGGAAGAATTAATAGTAATTGTGCTACCAACTTGTACTAGATCAACATTGGTTCCTGGTTCAAGAAGAATGTCACCAGATACCAACGATCCTCCATTAGTACCTGTAGCTCTTAGTCTAGTAATAGTATCAACAGAATCAAATGTAAAGGTAGATCCTGCCTGAGCAATCGTTAGGTTTGTACTTCCAGCAGCAAGAGTAATATCACCAGATACTAAGTTACCTGCACCAGATACATTCTCAGTAATTCTAGTAATAGTATTATCGTTCTCACCAGCAATAGTAATCGTATTACCTAACTGAGTTACTGTTGTAAAGTTGCCAGCAGCAATAGTTACATCACCAGTTACAAGTGTACCACCATCTGCACGGACTCTTGTAATTGTATCAATATCTTCAGCAGAAGCAGAAAGAGAAATCTGATCACCAATTCTATTGATGTATAGGTTAGCTAGTTTGTGATTAGCAGGGAGAGATCCACCATATGTGACAACAGCAATAGAAACATCATCAGTAACTCCTGCTCCACTTCCACCAGAAGTTAGTCTAATAATCTTTTCATTTGAACCACCATCAAGAGCAGAAATACTATATGTTGTGTTGTCATTTGGTGTGGTTACAGATCCACCAAGAGAAATCGCTGTTCCATTAACAGTAATACTACTATTATTGAGAGCAGTATTAGGGATGGCAGCAAAGGTATTGGTGACACCAGAAATAAAACTAGACTCAATAGTTTTATTTGTAATTGTTTGAGTTGCCGTGAGATATACATCTCCAGGAGTGTCCCACAATACAGCAGAACCATCAGATTTTAGATACTGACCACTAGATCCTACGGAACCACTTGCTTTAATATTGTTCCCAGTGAGATCTAAATTATCTCCTGAGATTAGTTCCTCAATTTTTTGAGAAACACTATTAACAATTAACGGAAAACGATCAGCCATTTAACTTGCCAATGGATACTACTGCTCGTCTTTATTTATGCCTCACGAAACAATGATCGTACCATACATCCCACCATGGTATTGACACTGGTAATAATATGTTCCCGCTGCTACTCCACTTGTATCCCACGCCATTGTTCCTGATAATCGTCCATTAGATGGTGTAATAGTTCCTGTAGTTACACCATTACCAGTACCAGTTGTTGGAGATGTTTTAATCCACAATGGATGCGACACCATATTTGCAGCTAATATAAAGTTTATAATATCACCAGCATTAACATTTATCGCATAGTTAGATTGACTGGTGAATGATCCATTCCTGTCTTCACCAGTCACTATGTATTCATTTGCATTTGGACCACTGATATCAATTGTAAATGTCTTTGGACCAATAGATTCTTCAAAATAAATTGCACGTCTAGGGAATGTCATTCCCGTCGTCCTATCTCCTTTAACGTCTTCGATGTATCCGACAAGTTCTCTTGGATTTTCTATATGAAGGTAACGATTTGGACTTCC